ATGGGCTATAGAGGCCCAGACTTCTATCCTCTCATTGACGGAGAGAATAGGGTAAAAATTGGCACCTATGACTTAACATCAGCCATAGAAACACTGAAACCTACTATGAGCACAGAGGTAGTAAACACTATGGAATCAGCTCCAGTTGCAGCTGCTCAGATGCAATCAATAGTAAACGATGAGAAATCATTTGCAAAGATTGACCCAACATTTGTACCATGGGGTGCATTTACTGACGTCACTAAGATTATCAAATCCGAGATGTTCTATCCAGTATACATATCTGGATTATCTGGTAACGGTAAGACATTCATGGTCGAACAAGCGGCCGCTAAATTAAACAGAGAATTTATTAGGGTTCAAATTAACCCAGAAACAGACGAGGATGATTTACTTGGTGGATTTAGACTTATTAACGGCGAGACTGTCTTTTCAAAAGGGCCGGTACTTAAGGCAATGGAGAATGGTGCAATCCTTCTTCTCGATGAAATTGATAGAGCTACAAATAAAATTATGTGTCTTCAAGGTATACTTGAAGGTAAACCTGTACTCGTTAAGAAAACAGGTGAAACAATTACTCCGGCACCTGGATTCAATGTTATAGCCACAGCCAATACCAAAGGTAAAGGTTCTGAGGACGGCAGATTCACAGCGGCATCTATCATTGATGATGCATTCTTGGAGAGGTTTACAGTTGCTGTTGACCAACAGTTCCCTTCGGTTTCAGTTGAAAAGAAAATCGTAATCAAACATATGGAAAAGTTTGACTTGGTAGATGATTTATTTGCAGAGAACCTAGTACATTGGGCAGATATCATCAGAAAGACTTTCTATGATGATGGTGTAGACGAAGTTATTTCAACCAGAAGGTTGTGTCACATTGTTCAGACCTTCTCCATCTTTAAAGACAAGATGAAGTCAATCGACCTATGTATCGCAAGGTTTGATGATGATACTAAACTGGCCTTCTTGGATCTCTACACTAAGGTTGACCAAGGTGTAACCTTTGATGAGCCAACAACCGAGGAAAACAATGAAGTCAACTTCTAAACCAAATTATAAATTCAACGAAGGGGCTCTTATTGAAGAGCTCCAAACGTACATTGATTCAACCTATGGTGCTCACTACGGACAAGGTGGACTACAGTCTTCCGAAGTTATAGTAGACCGAGGACATGGGATGGGATTCTTTCTAGGTAATGTCGACAAGTATGTCGCACGATATGGAAAGAAAGGTAATACCCCCGAGGAATTCCGTAAGGATCTCCAAAAGGTGCTACACTATGGATTACTTGCTCTATATGAACATGATCGCAAGTACTTAAAAAATGACAAATAACACTTTACTTTTGTTAGTAAATGTGTTATAATATAACTATGAAATTAAAGGAGAACTTATGATTATTTCAGACGATACCCTAAAGGTATTACAAAACTTTGCTAGTGTTAATCCCAACCTAGTACTAAAACCCGGTCAGAAGGTGAAGACCATTTCAGAGGCTAAGAACATTATGGCCACAGCTGAAATACCTGAAGACTTTCCATTGGAGTTTGGAGTCTATGACTTAAACGAATTCCTATCAGTCCATGGCCTTATTGAGAATGCAGCTCTATCATTTGACGACAAGTCGCTTACTATGTCTAACGGCAGTCAAAAGATTAAGTATTACTTTGCTGAGACCGAAATTCTTACACAGCCAACCAAAGACATTACGATGCCTAATTCCGAAGTCGGTATTAATATTAGTCAGAAAGACCTAGACCAAATTAAGAAGGCAGCAGCCGTCTTAGGTCATACAGAATTATCACTTAGTGGTTCTAATGGTGTTGTAACTGCTAGGGTGCTTGATGTTAAGGACAGTACAGCCAATACGTATGATATTGTTATTGATAATGATAATGTATGTAAAGAAGATTTTAATTTCGTGGTTAATATCCCGAATTTAAAATTACTACCAGGCGATTATTTTGTTTCTATCAGCTCTAAGTTAATTAGTAACTGGCAGAACACTGATTATCCAGTAGAATATTTTATAGCTTTAGAAAGAACTAGTAGCTATGGTGTATAAGTATAAGTACACAAACCGAATCTCCCATTATAATGATGGGGATAATATGGAAGTTGCCGGATTGGCCGGGGCTTCCAAAATTAGTCTAACTTTGATCAAAGGAGAAACAAAATGACTGAAGAAGTAAACGCAGTAGAAACTGCAGAAACAGAGGCACCTCAACTGTCTCTACAAGATATCGCAACTATGGTACAGATTATTGATGTCTGTTCCAAGCGTGGTGGATTTGAAGGACCAGAACTGGAAGCAGTTGGTTCGTTGAGAAACAGAGTGGTTACATTTCTAAATGCAGCTGCTCCTAAGGATGGTGAAGCGCCTGAAGGTGACTTACCTGCCGAAGAAGTAGAAGAAGTTTCAGCTGAAGCTTAATCCCTCGGGGCCTTCGGGCCCCACATTTTTTTATTATGGAGTATATTATGGATCGAAATGAAACAGCACGCCTTATCGAGGCACTCAAACGTGGTACAGTAACAGTTACCTTTAAGAAAATCATCACAGACGAGATACGCGTAATGCCGTGTACTCTTAATCCTGTGGTATTAGAAGCACATGGTGTTAAATTGGAGATTAAAGATGTTAGTCCCGATACTGATCACCTTGCAGCTTGGTCTCTTGACAAGGAGGCTTGGAGGTCGTTTAGACTATCCACAGTCACTGGTTGGGAGGTACTCTAATGGATGATTTCTTATGGGTAGAGAAGTACCGACCACAGAAAATTGAAGATACAATTTTACCAAACGCAATCAAGCAAACTTTTGCAGATGTTGTTAGAGGAGGTGCACTTCACAACATGCTGCTGACCGGCACAGCTGGTACGGGTAAAACAACTATCGCCAAGGCTCTGTGTAATGAATTGGATCTCGACTATCTGCTAATTAACGGATCAGAAGAATCTGGCATCGATACACTCCGAAATAAGATTAAGAAGTTTGCCTCATCAGTCTCCCTACAAGGTGGCTATAAAGTAGTAATACTTGATGAGGCTGACTACCTTAATCCACAATCAACCCAACCTGCTTTACGTGGATTCATAGAAGAATTCAGTGCGAACTGTAGGTTTATATTAACTTGTAACTTTAAGAACCGTATTATTGAACCACTACACAGTAGATGTTCTGTAATCGAATTCAATATGTCCAAGAAAGATTCCGGTGCGCTCTGTGGCGCTATGCTGAAGAGAATACAATTCATTCTTGATACCGAAGGTGTAACATATGAAGTCCCTGTAATCGCAGAACTGATTATGAAACACATGCCAGACTGGCGTAGGGTGTTAAATGAATTACAACGGTACTCGGTCTCTGGTACTATTGATACGGGTATATTGGTTACTCTATCTGATGTATCTGTTAATGAACTAATGCAATCCCTTCAACGTAAAGATTTTAAAAAGATGCGTCAATGGGTTGCAGATAACATAGATACAGAACCAGCCGCTGTATTCCGTAAGATATATGACAACATGGCAGAGTTTGTAGAACCACAATCTATTCCTCAGCTAGTCCTTATTCTTGCAGACTATCAGTATAAGAATGCTTTCGTTGCCGATCACGAATTGAATATCGTGGCATGCTGCACTGAAATCATGGCTGGAGTTAAGTTTAAATGAGTAACCCCTTTGATTATGTAAACAGCATCAATATCACTAAGAAGGATATTATGCATGATGATATTTCGGAAAAGGCTTACCCTGCTTTTATGGTTAATAGGGCTTTATCATACTTTAATGATACGGTTCTATATGCCAACGAGATGAATGTCCACCATACAATAGACAGTAAGCTTCAATATTGTTTTCTTATAAATATAATTAAGAAGAAGAAAAGGTTCTCCAAATGGCTAAAACCACAGGAGGTTAACAACCTTGAACTCATTAAAGAATATTATGGATATAGTAATGAAAAAGCTAAGTCCGTCTTGCCATTATTTAATGATGAACAAATTGAACTATTGAAACAAAGGATTTATAAAGGTGGAAAACGAAAATATTGAAATCAAAAATTGGGTACCAGCTGATATGCTGGAAATTACCCTCAACGAACCGGATGACTTTTTAAAGATACGTGAGACTTTAACGCGTATTGGAGTTGCATCCCGCAAAGATCAAAAGTTGTACCAATCGTGTCATATCTTGCACAAACAAGGTAGATACTTTATTGTACATTTTAAAGAACTATTTTTGTTAGATGGTAAACCTTCTAACCTAATAGAGAATGACCTAGAACGTAGGAACACAATTGCTACTCTTCTAGCTGATTGGGGGCTAGTAACCATACTAAATCCCTCAACAGTTAAAGCTCTGGCCCCGTTGCGTCAAATAAAGGTCATTCCATATAAAGAGAAATCGCAATGGGAACTGTGTCCTAAATACAATATAGGTAACAGTAATGGAGAAAAAAATTAAAGACGCGTGGAAATCATTTCACAAATTTATGAAATCCGGCAGACTCAATAAAGTTTGTAAGAAGTGTCTAAACTAACAACGAAAGTTGTATAAATAAATGTGGTTGCCGAATTGTCGGGGCCACATTTTAACCTTGCTAAACAAATAGGAGGAAGCTATGGTAAGAAATACTATGAACGTGCCGCGTTCTTTATTCATCGGGTTTGAACCCATACTAAACGAACTTGAAAGAATCCACTCAGCTGGAAGATCGCAAGACAACTATCCACCCCACAATGTTGTGAAGGTCGATAATGAAAATTTCATTATTGAACTAGCTGTTGCTGGTTTCTCTGAAGATAACATTTCAGTAGAAGTTAAGGATGGTATTCTTTTAGTAAAAGGGTCCAGAGATGATGATAACAGAGAGTATGCACATAAAGGTATCTCGTCCCGCAAATTTGAGAAGTCCTTCCGACTCTCTGAATTTGTTGTTATTGACGGTGCCAATCTTGTGAATGGAATACTTGTGGTGAATGCCAGGGTAGAAGTTCCAGAAGAGAGGCGTCCTAGGAAGATCGAAATAGGGTCTGCTGGGGCATCAAAGAAGAAGGAATTCTTGCAAGAGTAATTCCGGTGAGCAGCGAAACTCGGTAGATATGTATAAACACATTTACTGGAGAAACAACATGAAACATATCATTCACTTTGTGGAAAAATATGATGACGTTGCCGAGGCCTTAAAGAATTGCACATTATGTCTAATTACAGCACTAATCATATTAGGATTAGCGCCAGCGATTATGATATTACAAGCTGCAAATTTTTAAGACCAACTTGACAATCATGCGGGGGACGTAAAAACTCCCCCAATCTTATCTACATATAAGTGTCGACAAACTACACTTTTTCGTACATATAAATGCAAAGTGTCGACAAACTACACTTTTTCGTACATATAAATGCAATAATCCCTTTACTTTTGCTATAATATATGTTATAATATACATATTATCAAACAGGTGAACAATTCGTTATGAAATTCTACACAAACGTAACTAGATATGGCAATATGTTGCTCTATCGTGGCTATGAAAACGGCCAAAAGAAACAAGAAAAAATCAAATATAAACCCACTCTATTTGTAAATACACCTAAACCAACAGACTGGAAATCACTAGATGGTATTCCAGTTGCTCCTATCCAGATGGATTCTATGCGAGATGCCAAAGAATGGATCGCAGCTAATAAATCTACAGCCGGTCGTCACATCTTTGGTAATGACAGATATATACCAGCATTCATTAATGATTCATTTCCCGGCACTATTGATTGGGATCGAAATAAGATTAATGTAACATCATTTGATATCGAGGTAGCCTCTGATGAAGGTTTCCCACAACCAGATGATGCTGAATACCCCGTAATATCAATCGCTATGAAGAATAACATTGACAATACATACTACGTGTGGGGACTCAATGATTATGATGTAGACGCATCTCTTATGAAAGATAACCGTGTGATTTACAAGAAGTGTGCCACAGAGGCTGAACTTCTATCAGACTTTATACTTCATTGGTGTCTGCCATCTAACTGCCCTGATATTATTACTGGCTGGAACATTAGGTTCTTTGATGTCCCATATCTAGTTAACCGTACAATTAAAATACTTGGCGATGATATGGCCAAACGATTCTCTCCCTGGGGTCTTGTTGACCGATATGATGTAAAGATGATGGGTAGAGAACAAACCACGTATGACCTCAAAGGCATATCCACTATTGATTACCTTGAATTGTTTCAAAAATTTGGTTACTCTTATGGTACGCAAGAGTCTTACCGACTAGACCATATTGCAAATGTAGTACTCGGCGAGAAGAAATTATCATACGAAGAACACGGCTCACTCCATACACTATACAAGTTTGACCATCAGAAATTCATTGATTATAATATCAAAGACGTAGAGTTGGTTGATCGGTTAGAAGACAAGATGGGTCTTATTACTCTGTGCCTTACTATGGCGTATCAAGGTGGCGTTAACTATTCCGACACATTTGGTGTAACTTCCATATGGGAATCAATCATACACAGATATTTGTATGCGAATAAAACTGCAATACCTTTCTATGAAAATAAAATCAAGTCAGACTATCCTGGAGGTTATGTAAAAGACCCAGTAGTTGGTTTGCATGAGAACGTAGTATCTTTTGACCTTAACTCACTATACCCTTCATTGATTATGCAGTATAATATGTCGACAGAGACTATTGCCAATGGTGAAGTCATGAACGTAGACATTGAAAAATTACTTGATGGTTATAAGTTTGACAACCCAGGCAAAGCAATCGGTGGTAACGGACAGATGTTCCGAACAGATAAGAAAGGCTTTATGCCAACTCTTGTAGATGGCATGTATAGTGAACGTGTTGGAATCAAGAAAGAAATGATTCAGGCCCAGAAAGAACTGCAGAAGGTGGATAAGAAAGACAAACAAGCACTATATGATATAGAAAGACGAATCAATATTGCTGAGAACAGACAGATGGCTATAAAGATTCTTCTAAACAGTTTATATGGCGCAATGGGTAATAAGTACTTCCGATTCTTTGATCAGAGAATTGCAGAGGCTATTACACTCTCCGGTCAGCTCACTATTCGTTGGGCTGAGGTTGCCATTAACAAATATATGCAGTCTATACTTAAAACCAATAAAGACTATGTTATCGCAATCGACACAGATTCTCTCTATGTGAATATGGATGACCTAGTAAAGGCCGTTAATCCGTCCAACCCTATTGACTTTCTTGATACAGTTGCCCAAGAGAAACTGGAACCAGTACTTGCAGATGCATATGATAATCTATATTCAATGATGGGTGGCATACAAAATCGAATGGTTATGAAACGAGAAGTAATCGCCGATCGTGGCATATGGACTGCCAAGAAAAGATATATCCTTAATGTATTTGATAATGAGGGTGTTCGTTATTCTGAACCCAAACTAAAAATCATGGGCATTGAGGCAATTAAATCTTCTACGCCAGAACCGTGTCGTGATGCTCTAAAAGAAATCTTTAAAGTGATTATGGTATCCGACGAGGCAACCGTACAGAAATCTATTAAACAATTCAAACAATACTTCACCACATTACCAGCTGATAAAGTTGCGTTTCCACGTGGTGTATCTAATGTTACTGACTATCGTGACTCAGCTACTATATACCGTAAGGGTACTCCAATTCATGTTCGTGCGGCCCTGCTACACAATCATCTATTGGATAATTATAGTCTAAATAAGAAGTATGAACATATAAAGAATGGCGAGAAGATTAAGTTTGTCTATTTGAAAAAGCCTAATAGCTTGAAAGAAAACGTTATTGGGTTCACTCAATATTTGCCGGAAGAATTTGCCCTGGCTAAATACATAGACTATGAACTTCAATTTGAGAAGACATTCTTAGGTCCGATTGAACCTATATTAAAATCAATCGGTTGGTCGTCTGAAGAACAATCCTCACTGGAAAGTTTTTTTGGATAAACACTTTACTTTTTATAAAAAGTATGTTATAATATACACATTAACGGAGAAAAAAAATGAAATTAGTTAGACTATCATCCGGTGAAGAAATCATCGGCAATGTAGAAGTAAGTCGTGACAATAGTGTCACAATCACAGACGGTTATAGCCTCATCCCAGCGGGTGAAGGTAAGATCGGATTCATGCCATTTATGGCCTATACCAAAGCTAAACTAGGTATTACAATTGCAGAAAGATTCGTTCTTTTTATTGTAGACCCTGCAGATGAATTGGTTGAACAGATTAAATCTATGAATTCGGGTATTGTAGTACCACCGAAACAAGGCATTATTACAGGAATTTAATATGCAATCAAGATATCCAATTTATATCATCTCTAAAGGTCGTGCAGATTCTAGGCTGACAGTCAAGACTCTGGATGAGATGGGTGCTATGTATAGGGTAGTTATAGAGAAATCTGAATATGATGCATATGCGGCTGTAATTGACCCTAGTAGACTATTGGTACTACCTGATGATTTCAGAGAGAACCCAAGATGGGCTAGAAGGTGTGACGTTACGGGTTTGCTAGGTGGTTCTATACCAGTAAGAAACTGGGTATGGGAACATTCTATCAACGAAGGCCACAAACGTCATTGGATTCTGGATGATAATATCCACAACTTCTATAGGTTACATAATAATAGAAAGACCAAAATTACAACACCTACATGCTTTAGAACATGCGAAGACTTTACTGATAGGTATACCGATGTTAAAATGTCTGGTATGAACTATGCATTCTTTTGTCCAGCATTTACAAAGCGGCCACCATACTATCACAATACTAGAATCTATTCTTGTATCTTACTATCAAATGATATCTTTCCGAAAATTTCTTGGAGAGGTAAGTTCAATGAAGATACTGACTTGTCTTTAAATGTGATGAAATCTGGTTATCATACATTTCTATTTAATAATATGTTATGTGGTAAAGTTGCTACGCTTACAATGAAAGGTGGTAACACTGAAGAGGTGTATAACATTGAACAAGCTGGTACTAAACACGACCGAAAGGGTGACGAGAAGTTTGATGAAAGGCGAGAGTTTGCAGAATCTTTACATGCTCAACATCCAGATGAAGTTAAGATAACTCGTAAATGGGAAAGGTGGCATCATCATATTGATTATACTGTTTTCCAAAAGACCAAACCTACTAAACGGTCTGACCTTAATATACCCAAGGGTACAAACAATTATGGTATGAAATTAGTTAAACTAAATAGTAGTGATAATCTAAATGAACAGGAGGAATTAGATGTCGAATAAAGATGTAAATAAATCTATCAATTATGAACCACAAAGTTTATTTGTGCTAGATGGATCAGAAGAAGAAACAACACCATATGATTGGGATGATATGCCGGAGTTTAACCAACCCCAGGCAGAAGCATATAAAATGATTAAGATTCGTTTTAGAAATGCAGAAGACTACAGAGAATTTGCTGAGTTGATTGACCAACGTAATATGACACACAGAACTAAAAGTATTTGGTACCCAGTGTTGGATAAGAAAGCAAATTCATTGATGCGTTACATTGATGAAGAACAAGAAGACGGTATGGATATCGAGCAGGTTATGGAGTAATGACTAACGATTGGTTAGAAAATTTTAGTAAGGACACACTTGATAATTTAAGTGACCATATAGATATTAGATTTCCAATGTATATACCTTCTAAAGGTAGAAGTGATTTAAAATTAACCACTCAAGCTTTAGAAGATGTTGATATAGATTTCTATGTAGTAGTTGAGCCCCAGGATTATAATGACTATTTAGAGCATTATGATTCTACTCAGCTCGTAAAGATGGAAGAAAATAATCAAGGTATTGGTTATGTCCGAAACGCATGTAAACAACATTCACTATCTATTGGTGCAGAATATCACTGGCAATTAGACGATAATATAAAAGATTTTAGAATCCGAGAAGATGGTAAGAATGTAGTAAAGAATACTAGAAACATATTATCAGCGGCAGAGCATATTGTTACTCGGTTTGATAATATAGGTATTGCTTCACTGTCTCATGTTATGTTTGCCTGGACTAAAGAAAACCAACTGGCAATTAATCGACAAGCATATAGCTGTGTTCTCGTTAACAACGAGCTTGATATTAACTATAGACACGATTGTATTGAGGATACTGACTACAGTTTACAAGTGCTAGACAGCGGATATTGTACAATTTTATTTAATAAACTACTCATGTCTAAAGCCGCCACCGGCCAATATAAAGGTGGTAATACCGATACCGTACATGCTGGTGATGGTAGACTTAACCGATCTAAAGCTTTACAGAAGTACTGGCCAGGTGCTTTTAAATTAGTAGAGAAGAATGGTAGATTACACGTTGCCCCATCTAGGGTCTGGGATAAGTATAAACAAATGCCTAAGGCTGAAGACATAGATTTCAATGGGAATAATTTATTGGATTTTCTTTAATTAGGGGTTTACAAACCATCCATTATATGATATAATATACATTATGATTTCAGGTACACTATTTAAGTCACTATACGATACTAAGACGGTCAACAAGATTGACTTTGATTCTTTCGACCAATTTGAGCAAGTGCTCTATAAACTGGCTAGTATCCCTAGAAAAGATAAAATATCTGCATACCTCATGTCACCAGCTTCATATCTCGATGGTACTACCAGAAAGAATGATAATGTGACTCAATGGGGTGGATGGTGTGCAGTAGATGTAGATGACTTTGAAGGTGACCTACACGAATTCTTAAAGCAGAAGTGTGGTAAATATCATTTCGTTTGTTATTCTACAGCATCTTCTACTAAAGAAACTCCCAAGTTCAGATTAGTCTTTCCTCTTACCCGAGAGGTTAATAGAGAAGAAATTAAACATTTTTGGTTCTCTCTAAACACAGAACTCGGTGAGATGGGTGATATCCAAACTAAAGATTTATCCAGAATGTACTATATACCAGGCAAGTATGCAAATGCTAATAACTTTATCTTTACCAATGAAGGTGATCCAATGGACCCAGAGTTGTTAATGGATACCCATGAGTATATAGAAAAAACTGGTAACTCTTTCTTTGATAAATTACCTAAGTCTATGCAAGAGGCAATGATAAACCATACAATGAATTCTCTCACTAATACGGATGTAAAGTGGACATCTTATCGTGATTGTCCATTCTTTCCTAAACAGCTAGAACTTGACTATAAAGTCATAAGTGGTTCTGGTTGGTATTATAAGATGTATCAAATTATGGTGGCCCTAGCAGGTAATGCTATAAAGGCTAAATACCCTATAACAGCTAAGGAAATTGCGTGGATGTGCAGAGAATTAGATATGGATACCGGTAACTGGTATGAAAACAGACCACTTGATAAAGAAGCTATAAGAGCTTTAGATTATGTAATGAGGAATCAACTATGACACAATATACACAAGAAGTAGAGAATGTTCGATTAAGAACCGAAGCAGAAGAATGGGCCTCTGGCGTGGCAGGCATTCATGTGCATTCATTAAGCTCTATGTATTATGACACTAGACCACAAGATACCGATGGTGGTATAGCTGTTACAGATATAGAATATAATAGCGGCTTAGTAGTACGCAAACAACACGGTGAGGTTATACACACCTTTGGTAAGAAATTAACCGGTGACGCCTTAGTTGACGCATACACGAGGAAGTGATGAAAAGATTTTGGACAATTTGGAAATATGCACTGGGATCATTTAATGATGAAGATACAGCTCCTGTGGAGAATCAAATAACAGTTATACGAACAGTTATTTTGGGTG